GACGAAACGCCAGAAACGTTTTTCTTTAGGTCTGCCAATAGCTTTTCATACGCCTGCTGCTTTTGCTCAGGATCGCGGATTAGTTCAATGTCTGCTGTAGTGTCAGCAAACCTCATATCTCGCATGCTTGCTGCTTGCTGCTCTAACTCGCGTGCTTTGTTCTTTGCGTTCTCAAGTTCCTCCGCCCAACGCTTAGTCTCGAAAATCCAGTCGCCTAGAAACTTACCAGCACTAACTGCAATTGCCGCAACCGCAGCAACTAACCCCGCCTTGAACGCAAGAGCACCAGCCCCGCCTTTTTTGCCTGCCTCCGCGAACTGCTCTGACTTCTCTGATAGGTTGCCCAACTGACCTGCAAAGTTTGCAAGTTCTGATGATCCGGTTAAGTTTGCCAGCGTGCCTACAAACTCGGTTGTTGTCTTGGTTGCCTTGCCTGCCGATGGGCTCCCCATCTTTTTCAGCTCCATAGCCGCCTGTCGTTGGCGTGCTATAGTCTTGGCTGTTGTTTCGTCCAGCCCTTTCATCTGCAAGTCGTAAGCATAAAGAGCTTCTTCGCCCTCATGGAATGCAATCTCTAGTCGCTTGATCGCTTGCGTTTCGGCTTCGACCGTTTTCTGGAACTGCACAAATGACTTCTCAGCCTCAACCAGTTCTAGCGATGCTTCATTCTTTGCCGATATTAAAAGCTCAATTGACTTGTCAGCCATTTAGCAACATCTCCCTAACGCGAGACTCATCGGCTTTGAGAATGTTCACCGCATCAACGAACCATGCCGATTGATCCAATGCACCACCCTGGACAGGCATTACGCCTTTCTCGAATAGGTCTGCTAGTTGAACCACTTGAAACATATCGGAACATTCTTTGTTAGGGCATTCACTCAGTCTTATCAACCCCATCGCACACTCGTCGCATCCCTGTCCGTTGCACGATGGACACTCGATTTCCGCAAACTGGTAATCTGGATTGCATTTCTTGCTAGTGCAGTTTCGGCACAACGCACCCATGCGAATCATCGCCGCTACTCTGAGCTTTTTTTTTCCTCATGGCTCGGTCTGTTGTAGCCAATCTTTCGAATGACCTCCAACGCTTCCGCGTGGCTCAAAACTGCGTCGATTGCTTCGCGACTGTATTCGATGCCGCCCATGTTGCGCCAACCAACTACAATCTCCGAAACAACGTCAACGAGAAAGTCAAACCTCTCGTTCACCGACTCGTTGCTTGTTGCATCGTAAAACCGGTCGTATGCGTCGCACAACTTGCGTTGACCTCGCATCGATTGCGTTTTGCACAGGAATATTGGCCGCGTTTCTTTCGGCTTGTCTGCGTCTGAATCGAGCCATATTTCGAACGACTCCCCCGGCTCTAGTGACTTTGGCATGGTTAGCTAGCTGCTGTAAAAGTAATAGATGCTTCTTGGTCAATGGTTGATCCGTTTCGGTTGCATTGCCATTCGATCTCATCAATCGTGGTTCCGTTTCGGTCGCCTGGATTGATCGACACAATCTGAGCCTTCGGTGCTGCAAACGTCATCTTGCTTGTAGTTGGTCCGTCTAAGTCCCAAGTCAGTGCGTGCTCGCTCATGTCAAGCAGTTTGTTGTAACGATCCTGACCAGCAACTAGCTTGGTTAGCGGATTAGCTGTCACCGAAACTCTACGATCCGTCACCATGAAATACTCGAAGCCTGAATCGTTGTCGGCACACTCGATTCCAGTGACTACGTTGCCGCTGTCTAGAGTGATGTTCTCTAGGCACAAGTCCACGCTGTTCCATTGCGTGACACTGTTGGCAAATCGCAAAGGCAATGCTGTGGCGTAAGTTGGCGACAACATCGCAACGTCTGCCGTTGCTGACCAGATGCCGTTGAAGGTAAAGTTAAACACGGCAGATCGTCCTGTTGGGCAAACTAGCGTGAACGTCCCTGCCGCCCCTGTCATCAACCAGCGAATGCCATCGTTGTAGACTGCCATTGTTAGCGTCTTGACGTTAGTTCCAGGCGATTCCGTGCGAGGGGTGAATACTTGGCTAGACTTGACCCAACCGCACGCTGGCAGGAATGTATCTGCCCATGTTGGCTCGGTTGCGGTTCCATCCCATGACGCATCAACCGAAAACGAAATGGTTCCAGATCTCGCTCCTGGCACGCTTTGGTTGCGACCAAACGCTGCTGGTGCTTGTCGCTCTTCAAATGCAACGTTCTGCTGGAAGGTGACGTTGTAACAATTGAATGTCGCATCTGCTGCCGCTAGTGTTTCCGCTGTTCCTGGCGTTGTTTCAATCTCAGCCGCGAGCAACATTCGTTTTCGAAGTAATGTCATTTTTTGCCTCTCAGTTTTCCTTGTGCCTTAACGATTAGAAAACGCAATCGCTCGTTGATTTGTTTTGGTAGCTCGTCGTTTGCTGTTTGCAATGCAACCGCAGTAACGCCGCCTTTTTCGTAGACTTCGCCTGGTGCAGGTCCGTGCATGCGGATTATTGGACCGCGTTGTTTTGTTGTCCGCTTGTAGACGTTGCCGCCGTAACGCTCGACGATGAACGCATCACGCAGCAAGTCCTTGCGTTTGAACTTTGGATCTATCTTGTACGTGACGCCTTTTTTAAGTTGCTTGGCTCCAAAATACTTCAGAGGTATCGGGTAGCCATACGCTAGGATGATCGTTGCCGAAGGCATGTCTGGATTCTTTGGTCGCTTGATGCGAACGGCTTTTTTGAGAATCTTGACTGGAACCTTTAGTGACTCTCGCAACTTACGTGCAGCCGCTAGCTTTACTTTGGCCGCTGTCTTTCCAATTGCTATCTGGATCTGCTTGTCCGCGTTTTCTCCCAAGTCTTTCAACGCTGCAACAACTTGATCGACCTGTGATTTGTTTAGCGTTACTCTCATCCACGCACCTCGTAAGCATCGCCCTCGGTGTGTCGGTAGGTAACGATCAACGGCAGATTGACTCCATCAATTGCACCGTCGCCAGTTATCGGTTCTTCGCTTTGCCATTCCGCCATGAATGCGTTGCTGTCGAATGTGTACCATTGGGCATCGTCACCAACGACAACGTTCTCCACGTCAGCCGCAAACATATGCACTAGCGTGTCAATTGGCGTTTCGCTCTTTTCGTCGTTGATTAAATGGCATCGAATGTTAAACGTGATCTGCTTTGCCAACGCTGGCGGATTGCCTGGGCAATCGAGCGATGGAACGCGGCTGTGATCTTGTTCAGTTAACACGATTTGCCTGTGACGTGGTGAATACGTTTCGATCCGTTTTGGCCTGATGACTTCCACAACGGGCGTGTTGTGAGTCGTTGAGTTAATTAGCAGCCGCAGCCGCCTATACAACTCTCTTGCAATCTTTTCAACGACTGGAACTTGACCTAGCGACATTCGAGTTCAAGCATCCCTTCGTCGTGGTTTAAGAGTCGCAAGATAGTGCGTTCGCGGATAACGTCGCCCACACGATCCGCAAACGCTAATCTATCCCCGCCGATGTTGAGCTGTTCGCTTGTAATGCCTGTCGTCGCATTGTTCGCAACGTGGACAAGAAACACCGGTGTATTGTTGTCGCCATCCTCTGGCAAAACCTGAATCTGTTGACGTTCAACGACTACGCTTACATTGCGTTCGCCACCTGTTAACGGGTAGTAAACCGCAGTTTCAGCGAAGTCGTTTGTGTTGCAGAAAACGCTAACGCCATCTGCAATGATTACGTCGTGCAGACTCATCGATTACGGCCTCTTGGCGATGACCTTAACGTAGTCAATCACAACGCCATTGACGTTGGTGTTTGCTGCTTTTTGCAACTGAACAATCGGCTGCAATCCAGAGCTGTAACCGCTCATGTTGAACGTCTGCGACTGAGCAACATGAATTCCGTCAATGTAGAACTTGACATCTGACTTGCCGCCAGTGAAGTCAATCACAAATCGCTTAAACGAAGTGCCTAGCGTTTGACCGCTAGAAACGTCGTCAACGTCACGAACCCCGTCGTCTGTCTCGCAGTAAACCAAGGTTGTGCTGTTGGCTCCAACCATCTTGAACCATGCGTTAGCTGCAACGCTGTCAGTGGTATCGCTTCGGGCTGATCCCAAACCGAAAACCAACTCGGTTCCAGTGGTCATAGTTACGTCGAGACGCACCCGCATTTCGATGCGTTGAATGTCATCGATATCAAAATCGAGAGCATCACCAAACGCCAAGCAAACGTTTTCGATTTCGTTTGTCGATGCCAACTTGAGAGTCGCAACGCTTGTGCCTTTAGTGTAAGTCGGCGTGCCTGACGATGAAGTATCGACAATAAGCCACGGACTTGCTGGATCTGCGGACGCTGGTAGCGTTGCCACAGTCCCGTTGAATTCATCGTAGAATTCTTGAAAATCTTGAATGCCAGCCATCGTATTTGTTCCTTGTCGGGAAGTTTTGTATTGTGTTGAACAAGCTCAGCCACCGTTGCGACTGAGCTATTGGTTGTCATTTATTTGATTAGGTTCCGAATGCGTAGAGTCCACGCCAATCGATGGCCTTGGTTCCGAATGTTTGACGAACCTTGTACTTGTAGGTGTCGTTGTCGAATTCCCATTCGTCCTCAAGAACTGGTGATTCTTCACCTTGCAAGAACGTGACTTCAACGGTATCGATTTGGCTCGGATCTGCTGCCAAGTACCATCGAGTCGTGCTGTTCAGGTCAAGCTGCGGTTCTGCAATCACGGTTAGCGGACGAGAGCCACCAGGACCGTAAATGTTCTTAACGCCTTCGTTGTTGTTCGCTGCGTTGTAGCTGACCGAGCTTACAAGTTCTTCTGCGGTTGCGGATAGAGTTGCTGGCACGATTAGGTAACGTGGAACAATGTTGAGAATCGCATCGCTAGACAAGCCAGTTTGACGCATCATCGCAACGAATGCGGTATTAAGATTGGTGACGGTTGGGTTTCCGCTTGACCCACTCAAGTTGCTGTGAGACGCATTGAACAAAGCAATACTGTCAGCCATCGCTGCGTTAGCAGTTAGGACCGCGTACACTTCCTTGTTGACCTTGCGTCGGCATGCGTTGCCGTGCATCGCTGGAACGCGACTGATAGCGTCCAAGTCATCGTTTACAACTGTTTCCCAGGAAACGGTAAACAGTGCACCGTACTTCTCAACCTTGTACGATTCTTTCGAATCGCTCATTGCCTTCTCTTTGTAGTCGGCTTTCTCAGGGACCATCTCTGGATCTGGCGACTCACTAAATCGAATGCGGTTGATGTTCTTGAAGTCGGCAACGCTTGGAGCTTGTCGAGCCCACATGGACCAACTGAATTCTGCTTCTTCGTAAGCAGCCAGCAATGTCTTGTTGGCTGCGTCAAACAGCAAGTTGGCAAAGCTGCCAGTCGTGTGATAAGCACGCTCGACTCGGTGCTGTTGCATCAATCGGCGATTACCCATTGCAAGCTTGGCTACGTTAGTTGCACTCATCGTATCGGTGTTGACACCCATCGAGCGACAAACCAACTCAGCGAGCCGACCCATGCTAATGTGCTGGAAATCGTCCGCGTCTTTGTTGTCAATATTGATCTTGCGAATACGAGCAGACTTCAGCGAACGCTTTACGAGTCCATCTCGCATTGCGTTGAACTGTCGCTCTTGCCCGTCGCCAGTCACTCGAACGTCGGCACCAACCGACGATCCAATTGGTTCTGTTGCCATACGTTCAATAATCCTCTTGCGTGCATCGCTTACCGAAACTCCGCTGCTGCATAACTCATCCTCGAATGCACGCTCAACGCGGGCAAGTTTGCAGGCGGCTTTGATTTCTTTTAGTCGTGTTCGCTCAGCATTAACTGAACGTTGAACTTCTTCTTCAACCATTGAGCGAGCAACCATTTCTTCTGCTGGCTTTGCTGGCTCCATGTTCATGACTGGTTCAACTGGTGCAGCAACTGGTTCCGCTGCCATGTTTTCGACAACAGGCGATTGCTCTGGCATCATGTTGGCAACCATCCATTCAAGGATCGCTGCTGGATCGGTCATACCTTCGGGCAGACCTTTTTCTTTTAACTTAGCGAGTACCGCTTCGTCCATTCTTTTGACTCCTCTATCCAGGTCTGTATATGACCTAACAACCCTCGAATTTACGTCTGCACCCGTTGCACAGACGCTCGCGTTGAGCACGTACCAGCTTTTATGGATAAGTGCTGGCCCTTCAATCAGTTCGCCGCGTTCAGTCGTATAAGACTGCCCTGGCTTGATGTAATAAGATTCCACTGGATCGGCGGTAATTGAGAAGTCGGTGATGTGACCCTCTGCTATCCGCTGCGATACTGTTTGTGATTCGGTGTCTGATGCGAACGATGGAGCACCAAACATCTCACCATTGATCGCATCGATCTGGATGTTCCGCACCGATCCAAATATGTTTCTGACGGTGCTATCGTCGTGACTATCTACGATTGGCACTTGGTTGCGACCGTTGCGGAATATCGCACCGCTCATAAGCAACACTTCGCGAACGACCTGCCCCGTTTCCTCGTCGTACTTATCAACAGGCGTTTCGGTTGCAATGACGACTTTGCTTGGCTCAATAACGGTCGCCATTCGCATAATCGTTCCGCACTTGGTCGATTGGATCGCATCCTTTCGATCTAACTCTTTGCGTCGCTTGACTAGCTGCTGCTTGTTCACGCTGTCACCTCACCTGGCTCGACGTTATCAACCGATCCATCTCTGGCGTCATCGATGAGGCTGTTAGCAAACTGTTCTGGAACGCCTAACATCGCTAGTTCAGTGCGTGCAAATGT